ATAATCAATGTTGTATGATTTGTCGGCTTCAAATTCGCCTGCAATTTCGTTCAGTAAGTCAAGCCCGGCATCTTCAGTATAGATGTATATTTCTTTTCTTTTGGTGTCAATTTCGGTGTCAATAATTGTGTAAAATTCATTTTTACCGTCACAGCTTCTCAAAAGATAATTGCCTGCGTTTGTCATTTCTTCAAGGCGCAGTCTGTTTTTATCGTCAAAAGATATGCTGCCTTCAAAAGATGCAACACCGGAATCAACATCTTCAATTTTTCTGTCTGAGACTATCTGCAAACCTTTTAAAAGGGCAGTTGATGCCTGCCCTTTTATGTTCATCATTCTATCAGCGAAATAAAGAATCATAAGAACACCTCTCTATAACGCATCTTGAATGTCGGTGCATAAGCCGATGCCACCCAGTCTGAATAGGTAACACCAATCTGATTTGCACCGGGCTTCAAATAAAATTCTTCCCAGTCATTGCCTAAAGCACCGAGCGCAGGGGTCAAGGCATCATTCAAGAAGATTTCGCCTTTTGAACAGTCAATTACGGCAACATCATTTGCAGAAAACTTGTTCGGTATATCTCGCCAAGTGTCGCAGTTGTGCTTTGTGAACTTAACACCGTAAATGCCATTAAAACTTAACGCAGGCTTGTTGCCGTGTTTTGTCATAGTGAATGTGACTTCGTGAACAGCTGCATTTGCAATTGCACTGTCACGGTATGTTTTTCTAATACCGCCGATGTTAAATTCAATCGTACCGCCTGTTTTTGTGATTGTTGTTGTTTTGACTGTTACAATTCCCTTTGAAGGGCTGTTGTTACCGAAATACGGGTTATTCAATGACAAATCAATGCTCTGATCGTATGACTTGCCGTTGACATATACCCTCAAAGTTGCTGTTTTGCCGTTGCTGCCCTTGTAGACATTTACACCGCAAATACACTTTTTGTTTTCATCAACAAGCAGCACCTGAAAAGCTCCTATCTGTTCATTAGCATTTTTTTCTGTGCCGATAGAAAGTTTTTGTGAATAACTCAAAGTGAAATTTTTCGCACCTGCTACACCTGCGGCATCAACCGGGATTCTTCTTGTTACTGAAGGACCGTGCCAATCGCTGCCGCTGCCGTAGCTTGTCGGTGACAGATAATATTCACCGTCCGGGGCATTTGCGTAAGCCTGTACAGCTCCGATATTTCCGGTTTGAACAACAACACTTGAAGAAGTTGTGCCGCTGTTGACAAGCCACAAAGCTTTTGCAGCACTTCCCCAAGAGTTAGATTTTTTAAAGCTCTGATTCACAAGTGTTTGTGATTTTGCGTAGCTTTCGCTGTCCGTTTCCTCAGGGTCACCGATCTGAATTATTTTTTCATCTTCATTGAAGAATGCAACAAATCCGCAGTCACCGTTCCCGGTCAATGCCGTTGTTGTGCTGCCGCTCGTTTCGCTTTCTTCAAAGAAATCAACCTCAAATGTCGGAAAAGCCCCCTGTGTGCCTTTGTAGTCGACAATAAAAGTTGTGCCGCCGTCAAGTGTCGGGGTGACTTCATATTCCGTTACAGAGTATTTGAAAGGGTCTGTGCATAAGATTTCAAATTCACCTATAACAGAATTTGAACCCGGTTCAACATCTTTAATGGTTGACGGTGTACCAATAAAGAATTTATCAAGTTCGTCATTGAAAATCAGTTCAGCATCAACGCAATTCAGAATGCTGCCAAGTTTATTGTAAGCATCTCTGAAAGCCTTGTTTGTTTTGGCTATAAGCTGATACTTAACTGTGATAATTCGTTCAGGATAACGCTTGTAATTAAGCGTAGAACCGTTACGAACACCAGTTGAAAAAGTATCAATTTCCGGGGAAAGTGCTTCCCTGCCTGACACTGATAATGTCCTGTAGCCTGTGATCTGATTTTCAATAAATTCACCGTTTATTTTTAAGGCTTCAGAAGGCAATGCAACACCTTCTGAAACCTTGTTTACATCAATGAAGTTATATAATGCCATTGCCTTCTTATACCTTTCCTTGTTTTCTGTCTTCTCTCTTTTGCCTTGTGTTCAGTTCGTCTTGCATATATCCGGCTTCAGCCTTTGCAAACTCTTTGCCGTCAATGCTCAAAGGCACTTTGATTGTATAGTGAACTTCTCTGTTGTATTCATACTCTGAAGACAATTCACCGCCATAAGCACCTACAAGGGCAGGTGTTGCAACCTGCGGAATTGTGACAAGCTCTTCAGCTGCATCCCAAGCCTTGCCAATCATAGAAGTAATACCGTTTACCCAGCCCATACCCCAGTTTTTACCTTCTTTAGTTGATACCTTTGAAGGGCTGTGAATCTTTGCTTTTGCTCTGACTGCCTTATCAGCCGCCGCTGCCATTTGATTTGCAGCACTTCTGATTGCTCCAAGCTGTGAACGCATACCAGCTGCAAAGCCGATGCTGATATAAGCACCTGCACTATATGCACCGCTGCGACCTGCCCGAAGCGCAGAAACAACCTGATTTGTACCGCTTTTTGAAACAGAAACAGCCGACTTCATACCGCTTTGAACACCTTTAGAAAAGCCGTTGCCGACTTGTTTTCCTGAAGCTGTTGCTTTTGTTGCCGTCATAGCAAAAACGGCAATAATGATTGTTGTTGACTGTTTAGCGTTTGATGTCGCCTTCGTCAAGCCGTTCTGAACACCGTTTGCAAAGCCTGTGCCGACCTTTTTACCTGCCGACTGTGCTTTGCTTGCTGTGTTGTCAAATGCGCTTGTCAGCTTGTTCATTGCAGATTTTGCCTTGTCACCGATAGCATCAAGACCGCTTTTCACAACGCTGACTGAATTGTTCATACTCTTTAATGAACTTGCAGCACTCTTTGCGTTTGATGATATTGACTTCATACTGCTGTTGACAGCCACCAAAGCAACAGACATTGCCAAAGTGCCGACTGAAGCTGTAAGCAAAGCCGCACCGAAAACAATAATACCTGCCCCGGCAACTGTAAGCCCTGCGCCAAGAACAACGAACCCAGCCCCGGCAACCAATGCCGCAGCACCTAAAGCAAGCAAGCCTGCACTTAATGCCAACATAGCAGCCGAAGCCGCTGTGCCGTGTGCAATCGTTGCAGGTAATGCAAGATTAAGCAAAGCAAGACCGCCTGCCGCAAGAGCCATTGAAACAGCTGCCGCCGCTATACCGACAGCAAGGGCTGCAACACCTGCTGCAAGAGCTATAACACCGACAGTCAAAGCAACAATGCCGACTGAAACAGCAACAAGCCCAGCACCGAATACAATCGCCGCTGCACCTGCGGTCAAAGCACCGACTGCAAAAACAGTCATACTTGCACCAAGGGCAGCAATCGCCGCTGCGCCTGAAAGACCGTGTTCAGCCAATGTCGGCAATACAGCTGCAATAATTGCAAGAGAAGCCGCCGCCAAAACAGCACCGACACCGACAAGAGCCATTGCAGCACCGAAGGCAACAAGACCGACTGCGCCAGCCGTCAATGCAGGGGCAAGAGCCGCCGCACCGATTGCAAGAAGGGCAATTGTTGCGACCATTCCGACCATTACACCGATTGCCGCACCGCCTGCATTTGCAAGGGCTATTGATGTAACTGCAAGAAGTGCAAAGCCTGCACTAACAAGCAGAACAGCTGCACCCATAGCAAGAAATGCTGTTGCAACAGGCATCATCTGTGCGCCCATTGGTGCAAGTGTTTTGAGTAAAACAGCCATACCAATTCCAAGAGCCACAACACCGACAAGAAGCCCAGCCATAACAGCTATTGCACCGCCGCCAGCGTTTGCAAGACTGATTGCAGAAAAAGCAAGCAGGGCAAAACCTGCTGCGATTGCAAGGACCGCAACACCCATAAGGGCATACGATTTTGCAGCACTCAACATCTGTGCGCCGCTGACCGCACTTGTTGTGCCTGTTGTTGTCTGTGCGCTGGAAATACCCAGCAGCTTTGAAGCTATGCCGCCGATGCCTTTACCAGCAAGCCCGGCAATTCCTTTTGAAAAAGAAGCAACACCGGGGGCAACTGCCTTTGCGATCTGAAAGCCTTTGATTGCAATAGCAATTTTCGGCAGGTTCTTGATAAGCAGTGCAATTTCGTCTGAATGGTCAGCTATGAAGCCAGCAACACCCTTGACAACATCTGCAACGCTCTGCATTACACCCTTGAAGCCGTCAACAGATTCTGTTGAACCAAATTCACCGTTAAGCTCTGCAAGGCTGTCTTTGATAGCAATTCGGGCTTCGTTAAGCGCACTGCCTACACCTGAAAAAGCTTCTTTTGCTGCTGTGATATAGGGTTCAATCTTGTCAAAAAACGAACTAAGACCGTTAGCAAGTTTATCACCGTCTATTTCACCGATTTTGTCAGCAATTCCGCTTAATGCCTTAATGCCCTTTTGTGAAAGAACATCAAAGGCAGGCATCAACTTGTTACCCATTGTTTCTTTTAAGCCGTCAGCCGCCTGATCGGCTGTCTTATATTCCGTTGCAAGTTTTGAAAAGCCTTTACTGTTACCGACTTTTTCAACAGCCTTGAAGAAAGCCTTTGTTGAAATTTCGCCGTCCTGAACAGCTGTTACCATTTCAGAAGTTGACATTCCCATTTCTTTTGCAACGGCTGCAATACCTGCCGGGGTCTGTTCAAGCATCAGCTTGAAGTCTTGCCAAGCAACAGAGGGTTTTGCAGCCATTTGCACACCCTGTTGCGACAATGTTTTCATTGCCTGCGCCGGGTTTTCTGCTGCACCTGCAAGACCGCCGAAGCCTGTAACAAGTTTATCTGCGCTTTTTATACCGACTGCGGCAAGCTGCGCATAAGAAGAAGCCATATCAGAAGAACTGTACACAGTAACTTCTGCATAGTCCTGAAGTGTTTTCTTAACACTTTTGATTTCTTTTTCACCCTTGCCGAGAATTTTCATATTGCCTTCATAGGTTTTCCACGCTTTGCTTGATGAATTGATTTCACCGACAAGCTCCCTTGCACCGTTGGCAAGGGAACTGAAAGCCTGCTGACCCATTCCGGTTAATACACCGAAGCCGATACCACTTTTGACTTGACTGCTAAGCGAACTAACCGCACTTGTTGCACTTTTGAGAGTAGAAGAAAAACCGCTGTCTTTAGCTGACAGTATAGCTTTAACTGAAAAACTTTCAGCCATTTTTCACACTCCCTTATTTAAGGAATTTGCCAATGCCGGGATATTTGCTTTTTTCGTCATTTGATTTTTTAACCGCTTTGACCTTTTTGACTTCGTTTTCGTAGTTATAGAACTTTTTAAACTTGCTATAAACAGGGGAAGTCTTATACTTGCCTGTTTTTCTCTGCGCCCTGACTGCATAATTCAGGAACGCTTGCAAGTGATTTCTATAATCTCTGTCAACCTCTTTCAACCTGACTGCTTTCATAAGCAATTCATATTCAGGAAGTGTCAAGC